TCAGCAGTGCCTGGGCATCTGCTTCATTGCCGGCCAGACTCAGCCGCTCGGCGACTCGCATCAGCTCGACGGCTGACCATTTGAGGTCGGAGGCGACACCCTGGAGGTCGCGCTTCAGGTCTTGCTCGGGTTTTTTGAGAGTCATGTAGTCACACCAGGTGAGCATTCCAAACCAGCAGCACCCGCGCCTGAATGAAGGTATCGTCGGCCCTGATGGTCTGCGGCGGATGCCGTGGGTTATCTGAAAGCATCGAGATCTGCTGGTCGCCAATCCACTGGAGCCGCTTGATGTACAGATGTCCCTCCCACGAGAACATGTAGATCCCATCCCCTGAGTATTCGCGAACGCTCACGTCGACCAGGAGCGGGTCGCGGTGCTTAATCGTGGGCGCCATCGACTGGCCCCAGCCTGTCACCATCTTCAGATGGAAATGCTCTTTGAACTCGACACCCATCTCGCGCAGATGCTGGGGGCTGACGCGCACGTCCTGAAACATCTCGGGGTAGTCGTGCGGGATCTGCCCGCCACCCATCGCTGCGCGGACATCGTAATGCGCGATCCACACCTCATCACCCATGGCGCCAGGGCGGTAGTAGTCGAGCTCGATGACGCCTCCGGCATCATCGGCTTCAGCAGCTGCAAGTAACCGCCTACGAGCATCATCAGACAATCCTTTCCCTTGCTTGGAAAGCATTTGGCGAACCATGTCTGCAGCAGACGTGCTCTCTGATGAGGCGTTGATGTGATCAGCAGCGCTTGTAAGCCCGCTGATTTCAGACGCAAGCCTCTTGCTGAATTTCTCAATAGGAACGTCAAGTAAGCGCGACAGCACGGCCGCAAACTTTACATTCAGCGGATTGGTGCCGTTCAGGTACATCGCGACAGCTGCAGCAGAGATATCAGCCGCTTCTGCAAGACTTGCTTGAGTGAGGCCGAGGGCGTTTTTTTTCGATACGAAAAGCGCCTTCGCGGCGTCGCACTCGGCTTTCAGCTCTGGGGAAAGTTCTTTCTTTTTACTCATCCGTGAAATTTAACCGTTGGTTAATTTATTTGCGGCAACCGGCGGTATTGCTACAAACCTAACCGGCGGTTAATATTGATCTCGAGAACACCATTCGAGATTTCCAGAATGAAGCAGATCCCACTTACAGAATTGGTTGCTACGAAAGGGCAGGTCTTTGCAGCCAAGGCTCTTCGGGTCAGCCCTGCGGCGATCAGCAAGGCCATCGCGGCCGAGCGAAATATTTCCGTCACCTGCAATCAGGACGGGACTTATGAAGCGCACGAGCTCAAGTCCTTCCCTGCGCAAACGACCCCGAAGAAATCAGCCGCCTAACCCAGCCCGGTCATACCGACCCCGGAAGTGAACCAATGGCCTACAAAAACAAGACGCATCGCAACACCCACCAGCTGAAGTCGCGCCTCAATGATGCCGCTTACGCCGCTCTCCAGGTGGAAGCGTTAGCGCGTGAGATTCAGCCCGGCGCCTTGGTTCGCGAACTCACATTGGCGGCTCTGCGGTTCAAGGAGGATTACGGGTACTTCCCGCTGGTCGATGACAGCGAGTCGGACGAGCTGGATGGCTTTCCCGCACTGGGCGAACTGGCCCGCGAGCTGAAAATTCAGCCTAGCGCATTGGTTCGCGACCTCATACGTGCGGCTCTGAAAGCCAGGCGAGAGCAGGCCACGATTTCCCAGGTTAACGACAAGAAACTTAGTGCCTGACTAGGCCATGGAGGAGGCACCAATGTCTGCAATACCTGAAGTAGGGCAGTACACGCAGGACGAGAAGGACGAGCTCGAGCGTTGGGCTGATGAGGTTGGTATCGGCATGGATCAACTCGCTGACCGGATTTTGCAAATGACTGAACGCGCAGTTGAGCGGCGCAGCGCTGCTCGCCTCGCAGCGGATAAAACAACCTTGCGAAGACGCCTCGCTGATCACTGCGCACAAGAGGCGCAGACAGGAAACGTGGTTTCAATTTTCCCCGTGAGGTAACGGTCTGGCCCCTTATTAGGGGCCAGCGCAGTAGCGATTGGGCCAAGCGGAGTTGGCACCTAATAAGGGGCCAAGAAGAACAGAAGGTCATGGATTCGTCCCTGATCAGTTGATGAACAGAGTTTCTCCAAAGTAGTGGCTCGACGCCACGTAACGATTTTCGGGGTGTTACATGCAATCACTGATGAGAGCCATCTACGACGTAGTCGACGAGCACGGCACCAAGAAGATCGCGGAAGGCGCGAGCTTCACGTCTCGCACCCTGTTGGCCCAGAAAGCCAACCCCGACTATGACAGCCACAACATGAACGTTGCCGAGCTTGATCGGATCATGGCGTTCACTCGTGACTTCCGCCCGCTGGCGGCCTGGGCGGATCGCTTCGGGTTTGACCTGGTGGAGCGTGAGCGCCCGGCAGCGAAACCGCTGATGGTTGCGCTGTGCCATTTGACCGCCGAATGCGGCGACGTGGGTCGTTTGATCTTCGACGCCACCGCCGACAACCACATCAGTCAGCACGAAAAAGCCCAGGGCGACAAAGCCATCCAGGAAGCCATCGACGCGCTGCACGTGCTGCGCGAATCGCTGAAGGCTGCCTGATGAAAACTGAATTCCAACAAACAGCAGGCGAAAAAAAACCACCAGGCCCGGTGGTTTCTTCAACTGCGTACAACGTAAAGCATCTGTGAGGCGAATCATGCAGAGTTCTAGCGCTTCTGTAAATACCCCAACTAATGCCGCGACACATTTTCATTACTCGCAAAACGTGTCGCGCCTCAAAATTCGTTCTCAGGGAGCCATGTAATGCCTCCCGACAACATTATCCAGCTGAACAGCAGCAGGGGATTCACCCGTATGGACAACAGCCTGATGGAGGCTTTGGCTACGGTTGACCTGCCAGCGCGCGAACTGCGCGTTCTCATGGCCATTGCACGGCAGACCATCGGCTATCAACTCGAAACCAAGCGCCTGACCGCCGACGATATCGGCAAGCAGACCAACATGCGCCGAGACGTCACGTCGAAAGCGATCAGTCATCTCCTTGAGCGTCGAATCATTTTTCGTGTAGGGGGGAGCCGAGGTGATATCGGGATTTCCCCTATTCGCGAGTGGTCCTTCTATGAGGAAAAACCTGTAAATCTCACTGAGACCAAATCGTCTCACTCAGCCCAAATCGTCTCACTGAGACCTGATGCGAGTGAGACCAAAACGGCAACTTGCCTTCTTTATACAAAGAAAGAACCCCTATTAACTCTTCCTTCGGAAGAGATTAATCCGCCCCAAGAGCAACCGGAACAACCGAAGCCTGATCGCAAGGCTCCGTTCGGCATGACCCAGCTGCTGGCCGACAACCCGCACAACGTCCCTGAACAACTGCTGGCCGACTGGCTAACCCAGCGCAAGGCCAAGCGCGCCGCCGTCACCGCAACCGTCTGGTCAACCGTCAACGCTGAACTGGCCAAGTGCGTCGAAGCCGGGATCACCGCCGCCGACGCGATCACCGAGGCGCTGACTTCTGGGTGGCAGGGATTCAAGGCGTCCTGGGTGATCAAGCGCATGGCCGAGTCGGCCCCGGCACCGGTCGCTCAGTCCCGTCACACCGGCTTCGATGACCGCAACTACACCGACGGACTGATCCAGCGGGAGGACGGTAGCTATGCGTTCTGAACCAGTACAACCGACCCCCGAGCTTCCGCCAGGAACTCGCATCCAGCCCGCCGATTGCGAAACCCACGGTGAATTCGAGCAGAAGATTTTCTCGGTCATCGGCCGCGAGCTGAAGACCGGCTGCCCCGAGTGCTCCCGCATTGCCCAGGAAGCGACGGAAGAGTCTGAGCGCCAAAGTAAGGCGCTGATGCTCCGCATGGCCATGGAGCGCAAGCTTGGCTCGGCGCTGATCCCGAAGCGCTTCGCTGGCAAAACCTTCGAAGGCTACATGGCCACCACCGCCGAGCAGCACAAGGCGCTGAACACCTGCCGCCGGTACGCTGCTGAGTTCTCGCTGATCGCCGAGTCGGGCCGTTGCCTGTTACTGCTGGGCAAGCCTGGCACTGGCAAGACTCACCTGTCCGTGGCCATCGCAAACGAGATCATGGCCAGATCGAGCGCCACCGCCGTGTACCGCACTGTCGGCGCCGTGCTGCAAGCGATCCGCGCCACGTACGACCGGACCAGCGAGCAGAGCGAAAGCCAGATCCTGTCGAGCCTCGTCAGTCCGTCGCTGCTCATCCTCGACGAGATCGGCGTTAGCAAGGAAAAGCCCAGCGACTTCGAGCTGACAACGCTATTCGCAATCATCAACGGTCGGTACGAGGAACAGCGCCCGACGGTGATCGTTTCGAACTTGGACGCCAAGGCACTGCCGGCCGCCATCGGCGAGCGGTGTGCGGATCGTCTGCGGGAGGGCGGGGTAATCGTCATTCCGTTCGAGTGGGAATCTCAGCGCGGCAAGGAGGGTTTCTGATGATTCCTAAATCCGCAAACACACTGGCCTGCACCTTTGCCGGTTTCGCCATTGGCGTGTTCTGCGTCCTGATCACAATGGCGGTGACGGCATGAGCGACAAAATCAGCGTCAACAGCCCGGCCAAGCTCTCCGAGGCCATCAGCTGCCTGACCACCATGTACCGCGACAAGAAGTTCGTCGTGGTCTCTATGCGCCCGGGCAAGGACCGCACGCTCGATCAGAACTCGTTGTGGTTTGGGATGTACAAGCGCATCGCCGAAATGACCCAGATCGGCGACGCGGCCGACTCTCGCCGGTACTGCAAGCTGCAC